ATGCAGCCCTTTCTGTTGACACTGTCATGTCTGATGCTGCACCTTGAATATTATGTCCATTTCTTCCAATTGTTATATTATTTGTATCTGCTGTTCCAGCATAATCTATTATTGAAACTTCGTTTCCAATAGTTGCAGATGCTGGTAAAGTTGCCGTAATGACTCCTCCTGTTGTATTTACAAAATATCCTTCACCTGCTACAGCAGTAAAACTAGAAGTTTTAACAGCTTGCCAGGAGGTTCCGCCTACACCAGTTGGTAAGTTTACAGTTGCAGTAGTTAAATTAATAGTATCGCCAGCTTCACCAATTTGTAAATTAGTTCCTGACTGTGGTATTACTTTATCTACTTCTATCTGACTCATTATATAATTACCAAATTACCTGTTACTGTTATTGTACCTGATACGGTTACAGGGCCCGCTAAAACTCCTGAGTCCATTGTTTGTTCATCAGAAATAGTTGATGCATGTGTTGTTACATAAGTTGTGGCTGTCATAGCTGCAGACGGAGCTCTCTTTGCAGGGTAAGTACAAAACACAGTTTTAGTTCCTGTTGTAAAGTTCACTTTGCTATCCGAGTTTGAAGAGGAGATAACGGTATCTCTAGAAAGTGTATCAGGTGTTGCATCTGTTACAGTTCCAATACCGACTTCAAATTCAGCTGTACCATCGTGAGATATACAATAAAACGTATTATTACCATTACCAATACCAGTAACAAAACTTTCAAAACCAACTTCTGGGTTGGTTGATAGTTGTATTGTTGCCGTACCAGTAGACGTACTTGTCTGTTTAACTCTGTCGTTTAATACAAAAGCCATTTATAAATCCTTAATATTACGCGTCGCCTAATCTTATAATAGCATTTGATGCATCAGCAGTAGGAAACTGAATAATAAAGTCTCCGTTAGTTGCTGTTTTATTTCCACCAAAATCTAAAACTAGAACCAGCTCATTACCACTTCCAGTATCTTTATAAATAGCTGCACCTCTGGCTGTTAAAGTAACAGAAGGAAAAGTCAGATCGTTAAAATCTATAAAAGAAGTTGCAGAAGTTCCATCAACTCCAGCGTTAGTCAATGCTAACCCTCCTGTTGAATAAGATGTTCCTGAAGTTCCAACTTCATTATTTCCTGTACCTGCTAAGTACGTTGTTGATGACGTACTATAACCAGTGATAGCTGTATACAAAGCACACTTAAAAGTGTTTCCTCCATTACCCGCAGTGTCAAAATTAAATACGCCTTTTAACAAATTAGATTTGAAAGAATTTGGTACTATATTTGCCATACATTATCTCCTTATTATGGTGATGGTGATTTGATAACATTACGAATAACCCCATCTTGATATTCGTCTCGTCTTCTTCTACCTTCTTGTTCGATAGAATATGAAGCCAAAGCTCGCTTATAAGACGCTTCGTAGTATTGTAACATATCTATTGGACCTTTCAAGTATCCATATGCTTCTACGAGCGCTCCGTATAAAAGTAAGTCTTGATATTTGTTAGATAAATAAGTTCCGCTACCGCTCTTAGTAGCATCTGTAAGGCTAACCGGCTGTTTCATATACGCTAAAGTTATTTCATATGTAGCGTTTGGTGTAGGAGCCACTACCCAAAAATTAGCGTCCCAGTTAGCATAATATTTTGGAAGACCCTGAGCTGTTCCCGGAGTCTCATAAAAAGATGCCATATAACTTGTGTCTTTTTTCTCTAAAAAAACTTGTACATTTGGAGATACATTTGTATCTTTTAATTGAACATATCTAATATTTCTAAGATCAGATGGAATAGTTACATATCTATTACCTGAAGTCAGATTTGATGTAGCGTAGTGTCTATTATCATCAGAGTCTACTTCTCTATAAATTCTGTTTTCTGCATTTTGTATGAATCTATTTACAACAGCAGTTGTTAAAACTGTACTATCAACTTCTGTGTAGTTTCTAATATCGTCTGTTATGTTTGTTAAAGTGTATGCCATACTACGGTGTTAGAGTTACAGGCCCTGCTGTAACCGTCATTCCTCCTGCTTGCTCTGTTATATTAGGAGTTGATCCTAATGTAAATGTATAGTTGTCTGTAGTAGTAACAGTTATTGAAAAACCTGCGTCTGCGTTATATGCAGAGTCTGCTACTCCTCCCGGAGATCCCTCTACATTTCTAAATCTAACTGTATCATTAGTTGATCTACCATGATTTACTTCTGTAACAGTTATAGTTGTAGACCCACTAGTTATAGAAAAAGGATTAGGTCCTAGTAATCTTGCAACAGCTGGCTCAACTCTATCAGGTCTTGCATTACGTAAACCTTGTGGTTCTGCCATAAATCTTTTTGGTTCTAGTTGTGGGTGTTTCTTTTCAAACTCTGATATATGTACTCTTGATCCATTCCACTCTATAACCATTTCGCTATATGGAAACTCTAGACCAGATCTATCTGAAATAAATTTTGCGTGTTTACCAATTGCCATTAACTAGTCTCCGAAAAATAAGAGTTAGGTGTGATAAACGTACTTGATGAAGAACCATCTTCTCTCAAAGCTCTATTTAATTCATCTTCATAGTATAATTTAAACTCTTGAGTTCTTCTTGGTGCATACTTTTGAGAAAGATAAAAACTTAATCCTGACACCATACAAGGTACAAATCTGTATGGAACATCAGTTGCATTAGTGTATGCTCCTGCATCTTGTATTCTTCTTACGTAATAATAATTAATTTTATTTCCTGCTTCTGTAGCACCAGGTGTTAAATATAAAGTTATTGTAACTCTATCTATAAATCTTTGTACAAAATATTGTGAGGGTTGTCCTTTAGATGCTTTATTAGATAACGCTTGATATTGTGATCTATTAATTTTTGTTAAAGGAACATCTATATTGTTTGCATCTCTGTAACTAGCTTCTAATACATCGTCTACACCATAAACTGCTGTTGCACTAGACGTACCATCTCCAGGTGCTCTAAACATTGTATAAACAGAAGTGCCATCAACTAAAGTTATGTTATTATTTTGAACTTCCCAGTAGTGCAAACCACGGTTTGCCCACTCTTGAAACATTATATCTAACGTTCTTCTTGAAGTTTTAAGCTGATATCCAGTTACGTTTTGAATACCCATTCTTTGAAATGCTTCTTCTATGATCTCATCAATAGAAAAGTCTTTCTCAAAAACGTATGTTCCAGAGGTAGTATTAGCCATTTAACCTCCTATTTATCTATAATAACTGTTACCGTAGCAGCATTAAGAGCAGAAACAGTCATCCCACCTTCAAATACAATTCCATCTTCTGCAAGATTGTATGCAAATACATCACCTGCTGGAACATCTACTTGAAACTGAGTTACTGAATTTCCATCTTGTAAAGTAACTGAACCTGCAGAACCTGTTGAAGCTAATATGATTCCTCTTAATCTAGTTCTTCCTGCAAATACAGAACCTGTTGAATTTTTTCTAACTGCTTTTACATCACTTTTCATTATCCAGTGTATCCTATTGTTACGGAGTCTGTAGTAGTTAAATCTAAATAGACTCCTGTTTTAAATCTTATACCAGAACCTGGGATCATTACATCTAATCCTTCTGAACTAAACTTAGCTTGGAACTCTAAAGAACCTGAAGCATCTGTTCCATCATGTAGTTTTACTAAACAATTTGTTCCACTATGCGCTTGTATGTAAGTTACTCGACATGGTCCTAAGTTTGTACTTCCACCAGTGATAGTTTTAAAATTACCATCTGCTGTTAATGTAGTAAACTTTTGATCACTTACAAACGATCCACCGCCTGCCATATTATTCTCCTTAAATTTATGTGGGGCCGGAGCCCCACATTAAATTAATTAATTACTCTCTGAACCGTCGTCAGCTATTGTGTATGTAAATACACCAACAGTAGTTCCACCGGTTGCAGCAGAAGAACCTTGGTTTGCAGTTACTTGAACTGGACCAGAAATACCTGCTCCAACAACTAATGCACCAGCAGCATTTGCTAAAGATCCTTTAGTGTCTGCATCGACTTCATTGAAAAAACCATCTTGGTCAGCAGATGTTCCAATATCAACAGTTGGGTTAGTACCACCTGTTGCTCCACCTAGTGATAAAAATGAAATCGGTACTGCCTTGTCAGGTAATATAAAGTTCTCTCCTGTTGTGTGAGATGTTCCAACTTTTACATTAGCTGCACCTGCGCCGACTGGGTTAAATGCAACAACTACAGAAATAGCTACTACTCCTGGAGTTGACTCTCCTTTTCTAGCACCGCCGTTTGTTCTAACGATACCTTGAAACGTTGATCTTGCCATGATTATATCCTCCTAAATTACGAATACTGTCTTTAGGCCATCGACTATACTCGTCAGTATCCTTTATTAATTGTATAGTGATTATTTTATATATTAGATTTGAATAGAGCGCAAGAGGGCCTGTAATGTGGATTGGATTTTTCCAACGATGTAGCTTTTTACTAAGTAGCTACT